CGTGAACAAATGGTCGTACATAAGTACCAAATGACCATTCGGCAGGTGGTAAAGAGTCATTGAATCTTTTTGAACCCCTGTTCGGTGCTGCACCAGCTTCTGAAATAGTTACATCACTTGAATCTGAACCTTGTGAAAAACTATATCCGTCTAATACACCTACTCTGAAAGTGTTTGCATCTACTTCGTTGCCTTTAAAAGTTCCTGTTCCTGTTCTTGCACCATCTGCAGTAGTAGTTGTTGCTATACTGTCTACTACTACTACAAGTCCGGAAGCTCCGGAATTGTTAGTACCAGCATAGTTTTCTACGGCTGTTTCAGTTGCTGTTTCGGTTGCTACAAATGCGCTACCTCTAAAGTTATTTGGAACATAAATACTAGTTACTGGGCCCGTTGAGCCACCGCCACTAATGGATGCTACTATTACTTTGAAGTTAACACCACTACCAGAGGTAGTTCCTAGTGTTACGATATCGCCTACTGCGTATCCTGTTCCACGAGAATCAGTTTTTACGTGGCAAGTTTTTACACCGCCAGTTGCACCTACTCCATTTACAGAGCTCACAAATACTTTAGTATTTCTTGATAGATTTAAAGCCATTGCTTTCTCCTATTTATCGTCTTTGAAAGTACTTCGCTAGATGTTTATCAGCGTTTGTAATTTCTATTAATACCTACACTCTATAGTCATTTCGCCAATTCCGAGAGGACTTAATACTCCTTCATCTGTGGACATTGACTGTAAAGTTAAGGAAGTCGTTGTTAAGTTTGGACTTACAGTATCATCGTAAGTCAAAACATCATTGTCGTCTAGTACTCTTTCAATGTCTTCCATTAAAAGCGCTAAGACTTCTTGTGGGTCGTCTTGGTCTTCGACATAAACTCTTACATCTAAACTAAGAAACCTCCATTTAAATTCATTCGGTTGATATTCTCTTGTTTCATCTCCAGGAACTACACAAATTTTGGGGAATTCCTGTATCTGATCTAAAAATACCATTCCAGAATGAACATTATTAAATATGTTTGAATTGTATGGATAATTACCATCAATTTCTTTTATCTGTTTTACTAAGGCATCTGTTATCTTTTTTCTTGCTGTTCTGTATTGTGATGCCATTATCTTCTCCTAAGGCTGACTAATTTTTGTCCTGTATATTGCATTGCTAGTTCTCTTATACTTTTTGCTATCAATGGTTTGGGATTATACCCTTCAGGCCACCTTATACCACCTGTATTTTCAAAAGTTTCATATGGAGAAAGTTGATATGTGTATTCTCCACTTAGGCCTGCTTTTGTTTGCCTAAGATTTCTAAGTTCTGTGCTATTGGAAAATCTGCTCGTTCTATTTATTAGTGCAGGTCTTCCCATTTGTCTTCTCACTTCTGCAGGTAGTCTTTTATTTATTAATGTTTCTATTTTTAATAAATCGTCTACTTTTTCCCTTTTTTGCTGGCTTGGTCTAGCTACAGACGCCGCTAGCGATACTTTTGCTTTGCTTCTTTTTATTCCAGTTTTAGCACGAGGTTTTTTCGTATTAGGTATTTTTTGATTTACTGGTTTAAATTTTCTAGCTGATAGTTTTTTTGTTACTTTGTATCTTTTGTCAGGCTTTCCTGATTTTGTTAGAGGAACAACTATGTCTTGTATGCTATCTTCAATTATTTGTGTATCTATAGGTACACTGCCATCTATTTTTCTAAGCCAGGCTGTAATGGGACCGTGTCTTTCTTTAAATATGTCGTTTACTGCTTTCTTAGTTTGTTTTTCTTTAATGCTAGAAATATCTGATTCTTCCGAACCTGCTTTATTTGCTCGTATGCTTGTTTCTATCCAATATCTAAAAGAGAACTTACCTACTTTTCCTTTTTTAAAATTTCTTCCATAATCTAATAGTATGTTACTCTCTATTTGCTCGATAACATCTATTGCTTCTATATTGAATTCAATATCAATTTTGGGATTTAGTTGCTTAAGCAATCCTAACATAATAGCACCTTTAGTTGTCTGCTTTTCATGGGCCTGTTGAGTATGAGATGTTATAACCCCTTGTGTTTTTGTTCTCCTACCTTTATCTTGTCGTCTGCCTGTATACCTTCCTGCTTTTGGTAATTTATTAAAAAAGTCTTCTGCTCTATTCAACCATTCAAAATAAATCTCTTCTCGCATTTGGAAAGCAACATTCGTTAACTTAGTATCATTTGCACCTGTTCCTTTATCTCTTCCAGTACTAATAAATCTAAAGGTTAATCCTACTCCACCTTTGGCTCTCCTCAAATAAAAGCTTCCAGGCTTTATATTTGTGGGCTCCCAAGCCTCTAATTGTAAATGTTTACTGTAGCCTCCACCCCCTCTTTTAATATTGGCTATTACTTTTGTTATAGCTCTTTTTATGCTTCTTTCTGTTACCTCGTTTTTTATAAAACCCGGTTCAATATCTCCCTTCTTTTCCAAAGGTTTTAGGATTTCATTTAATCCTAGTATAAACTGTTGTGTTACTTGGTCTGTTCTCCAAGTTACATCTACTATATTACTGGTGTCACTGGCTCCAATATATTGAGCAACTTTACCTTTTTGTTTATTATATTCAGCATTAAAAGCATCTACAATTTTTTGCTGAGTCATTAGCTATATATTTTATACATATCAAGTATACGCTTGATATGATCTGGAAAGCCTATATTACCACTCAAGCTAGAAGATAGTGGATTTTCTACCGTTGCTCCTGCTATGGTCATTCTTTCTTTTCTTTCATCTTTTAGGTAGTACTTAACTAAATCAAATATTGCCAATTTTAAATCCTCTGGAGTGCTCGTATACCCTGCGGTATATACTACTTTTACACTCTTATGACCTTTAGGCCAATACTTAGTACTTGTACTATTCGTACGAGTAATACTATCTGAATCATCATTTACAATATATTCATATTTACCACTACTATCAGAATTTTCTGTGATTAGTGTAACGTATGAATCTGATTGTGATTCTCTTTCTTGTACTGAAGTTACTGTTATTACTGGGGATTCTTCCAGAATAATAGTATCGACTAAATCATCTTTAATAGTAAAGTATTCAGTCTTGGCACTACTAGCATAATCTACTATAGTAGTTCCACAATAATTTTTAACTAATTTGCTAACATTGTCTATGATGGTATTAATCCGAGCATCATTCTTGACACTCTCCAATCCGTTGAAATCTTTATATTGTTGTAATGTTATTAAATCTGCCATAATTATTTTAAAAAAATATTGAAGGGAGCTCGAGAACTCCCTTCAAACATTTTGCATTAGCTATTAACTAGCTTTGTACTGTAAGCTGTGAACTGAAGTCGCGTTAGCAATCATGTCAGTAAACCCTAGTCTCTGAGAAGCAACAAGTACTCGTCTCTGATTAGCTACTTCGTAGTCAGATTCGATTGTTACACCTCTTAATCTAGGCATTACATAGTTTTTAGTGTAAACTGCACAAGCATAGAACTTACTTACTGCTGGAGTTGCGAATTCATCACAAACGATGACTTTAGAGCCAAAGACTGATCCGATTTCACCACTTAGCTTAGTAGCCATGTTGCCAACTAAGTTGACATCTTGGAACTCAGCGTCTTGTAGTAAGCTGTAGTATTCTTGCATGTTAACAATAAAAGTAACATCTGCTGGATTCATTCCATATTTGCCCATTTTCTTTCTAGCTGCTAGAAGGTCTAGAGCTGTTAAAGATTCAGAAGCGAATGCTGTAGTTGACTGAGTCACGTGTGAACCAGACGAGTTAGCACCAGCTGCGATTGCAACCAAGCCATCAAATGTAGCTTGAGATGTGCCGTAAACACCATCAGCGTGGTCACCCACTAGGATAGCATTTTCGATACCTCTTGCGTGTGATCTAACGATTGATTCTCTGATCAATGGTAGAATTGGCAAGATTGCATCTTCTTCTGTCTCATTACCTAAGTAAGATTGAGAAATGAGTTTTTTAGTTGAAAGAGTTCTTTCAGTTAAATCAACACCTGCATATGGTGAACCATAAGTGTCGCCTCTTTCTTCCAAGTTACCATGTGGGCTTGAGCCCGTAGCTGCTTGGTTAGCTGTAAATTCAGCATATCCAGCATCTGGTAAGATTGGTATGATTTGAGTTGCTGATTGCATTGGGATCTCTCTAAATAGAGGGGCCAATACTAACTCTAATTGAATATCTCTTTCGATATTCGTTGATACTGTTTGTTCGAAATCAGCTGATGAAACGCCAACACCTGACATGGCGTTAACTTTTTCCATTACGCTTCTACCGAGCTTAGTATCGTAACCTTTACCTGTGGCAAGTCCCATTACCCAAGCGTCATCAATGTCGCTTTGGAAGGCCTTTTGCCAATCAGAATTTTGTCTATCACCAAAGATTCTTTTAGACTCACGAATCGCTTCGATGTCTTCTTTTCTATCTTTAAGGGCAGACTGAAGTTCATTAACAACTTTTTCTAAGTCTTCTTGTTTGTTAGAAACACGATCTTCTAGATCGGTCATAAGCTGTTCAGCTCCTGACATTCCGACTTCGACTATTGTTTTAACTTTTTCTTGCTCAGCTTCTTTCTCCGCTAGCTCAACTTCTTCTTGAACAGCTTTTTCTTCAGCGTCTGCAATTTCCTTAGCTTTCGCTTCGGCTTGTTGCATTGCAATTTTAGCAGCAGTTGATTTAGCTACTTCTTCTGCAAAAGCTTTCAAGTCGATGTTAGCTTCGGGAGTTTTACTGTCTTCTGACATATTAGTCTCCTGTTTTGAGGTTTTACCCTCGGCTTGTGGCGCAGAGAAAATCTGAGCCTCGTTATTATTAAAGTGCTGTTTCCATTCGTTGTATTCTTCCATGCTGTCAAATGATTTTGCAACTGAGAACATAGCTCCCTGGTTACAAGGTACACTAACAACTGATACTTCGAATAGTTCGGCATCTTTTATGGTATATCCGTCGGTTTCTGAGTTAAAATCTGCGTCCTTGACTCTGAAACCAACAGAAAAGGCTCCAAGAACACCATCTTTAATAAGATCTTTTATTTCGCCTGCGGATTTGGAAACTTTCGCTCCAAATTCGAGACCTCTGTCTGTAACTTCCAACGAAGTTGCACGACCTATAGGTTTGTTATAATCGTGATTAAATAAAACGATAGGATTAGATTTATAATTATCCAATCCACCTTTCTTTATCCATGCATCATGATTGATAACATCTCCTGCTCGGTCGACTTCATTTGTAGACGCTAATCCTTTAATATCAACGCTACCATCTTCGTCCTCGCCAAGAGTTTTGAAAGTATTTGTCCAATGAAAAATTTTCTCCATATGTACCTACCTTATTTCTCAGCTTTTTTGGGAGCTGCCTTTGCTTTTTTTGGAGCTGCCTTTGGTGCTTCAGCCTTAGGGGCTGGAGCAGGAGCTTCTTCTTTATTAGCTTTGGCCCACTGGTCTGGAAAGTTTGACCTAATCATTCCTTGCATACGAACCCAAGACCCAAAAGGTCTTTTAGCAACCATATAACGCATTGGAGCGTCTTCAGCTGCTTTATACTCGGAAGGAGTCATCATGCCCTTGTCCGCAAAATAGTTTGCTAGTTGTTCAAGTACTGCTTTCTTGTTCGCCATTATCCTGTTCCTCTTCTTGTGGTGGTTTTCCACCTTCTGTGGGGTTTGCTGCACTACCCGCAATATTAGCTGGGATTCTTAAATCGTCATGACCCTCTATAGGTTCTTTGCCGAGCTGAGTCCTAGCCTCGTTAGGTGACATTATGCCTGTATTAACCAAAGTTGCGTAATACGCTGCTTGATCTCGTAATTCAGGTTGCAAAGCAGGAATGTCTGTGACATTTTCCGTAAGTGCAAAACCAAAGTACCTTTCCAAAGCATAAGCCAATTTTCTTACTATAGGGAGAATAGTCTCCAAGTAGTAAAGTCTGTGGTTGGGTCTAATATTAGCATTATTCCCACCATCTAAAAGTATAGGTGGAACACCCATAGCCTCTAGAATTATTTTCTCATTTGCAGTGATTGATGTCTGGAAATCCAATTCTTTGAAATTAATTTTCGTTAAACTATCAACTTCAAGTCCACCATCTAAAATAAGAGGGCGTCTACCGCCGTTTTTAGGATTGTACCTAGTCGACCAAGCTTGCAGCATTCTTTCCTTAATTCTATCGGAAAGAGTGTTAGGGCTCTTAAGTACTAATCCTGGAACTGCTCCATTCTTAAAGAAGTTATCTTGAAACTTCCTCATGTTATCTAGTAAATACATTGTTCTATACGCAGGTTTTAATCTAGGTACACCACGATATATCGAGTTGAATGAGTTTTCTTTAATATGTATAATTTCTTTCGTAGTATAATCTACATGCCCATCATACGTAAATTTCTCAATATAAGTACTAGTATCTGAATGAATAGAAACATTCTGTGCTGGAAGATGATATAAATGTCTTCCATCAAAATATATGAAAATGTTACCGTCTATAAGTAAATCAATTATAAGATTTCTCTTAAATGTATTGATATCTTGAAACGGATTCGGTTCTTTATTAAGTAATAAATCTACACGAGTTTTTCGAATATTTTCTACAACTGGTGCAATACCGTTTACTTTTAAACCTACATCAAATTTAATATCTGATACATCGTCCACTATCATATTTACCGCTCTGTTGACTACTTCTAGTTCTTCATAAGCGGATCTGTAATTGTCTTTTTTCTCTCGGGTGTCAATTTGTAACCCTTCTTCAAGGCCAATAAAATGCTGAGCAGGGTTTAATTTCTCCTCAGTAGTTCTGCCTAATAATCTGTCATACCATGCCATGTTTTTCTCTCTGTATATTAACCCATCTTCTTTGCTTAAGTGCCGTCACTAGTTTAGGTCTTTTGCCATAAATACTGTGTAGCCTTTGATGGTGGGCTTTGCATAGTGTAGCAGCTTCATTGTAAATCTCATTAGTAAATTCTTCAATAAATTCTTCACGTAGATTCATGATCTCGTCGGCTGATGTTATCGTAATTTTATTACTTTTCAACCAAGTATCTAGAAGCTCAGTCATTCCGTAGAAGTGGTGGAAGTCTAAATTTTCTGTTTCACCACAGATAAAGCACTGGGTCTCTTTCTTATATTTAGATTTCGCTTTATCTCTAACGTACTTGACTAAATCTCGTTTTAAATCCATAAATTCCTATTTATATAAAATTATACCAAAAATTCACCTTCATGTCAACATTT